CCGTCCTGTACGTCCTGGAAGATCTCGCGCCCCAAGGCGCTTCGGGAAAAGCGAACGGTTGCCCGCCCGCGCCGGTCGTCTCCTACGAATGCCTTCTCAACGACGCCGATTTGCTTGTCGGTGTCGTGATTCAGCAACAGGGGTGCCCCGCCGTTGATCCGCTCAAGGCGAACCGATCCGGGGCCGTGATCGAGGATTTCCTTGCCGAACATCCGCTCGACCGGGAACTCACTCGAAAACGCGAGGTCGGCAGTACGCGCTTGCTCATCAATGTGAGCAGCACGCACCTCGACCGTGAATTCATGGCGCTTTTCGCTGACGAAATCAGCGACGGTGACCGCCTGGTCACGCTGACCGCCCACTTCCTCTGATCGGGCTGGAGCAGCAGCAGATTCAAGCGCAGACGTGAGCGCCTGACAGCGTTTCAGTGCGTCCAGGTCAAGCGACTTCTTGCCCGAGCCTGCGGCTGGAAAATCCCCGCCCGCCGTGGACTTTGGATCGCGCCGCTTTAATTCCTCGCAGATGCGGTCATACATCCACTTGAGGTCTTCGTAAGTGCAGCCGTGCGGGTAATGCCCACTACCAGCCCACTCCACCAGCCGATGTACGGCAGCCGATAGATCGTGTGTCGGATTCTTTGAACTGTCCTTGATGTCGGCTAGGAACTTCTTACGGATCGCCTCGTCGAAGCCACGCGGCTTCTTGTCGTCCTTGTCGTGATCCGGCTTTTTGTCCGTGTCGCCGTCACTGTCTGCCATATCTCTTTCCTCCGGGCAATAAAAAACCGCCCGAAGGCGGCTTCTCATGCGTTTTGACTGAACAATCAGTCGTCAATCTTTTCCTCAACCTTCAAGGCCGGCGCAGCCTCAATCGGGAAGGTGAGCCCAAGTTCTTCCAGCTTCTTATCCTCGACGGAAATCTCATGCCAGATGCGATCCGGGTCATGCCCCATTTCGCGGATAATCTGGCTCTTGCTCTTTAATCCGTGGAAAATCGCCGCCGTGTTGGCCGTCATGTCCTTTTGAGGATCAATCCAGTGCCAGCGGCGACCGAGCCATGCAACATCCATGTACTTCGCCTCGTTCGTAATCTGGAGCGAGGCAGGCGGACGCATCGGGAGCGTCACGCCGCCAGTGGTCATTTGCCACGTCAGCCACTCCCGGTACAGCCGGTCGAGAAATACTGAAGCCATCCAGTCCTGAATGAGCATCCAGGCATCACGATCCTCAAGCGCCCCTTGGCGCAGCGAGGAATAGTTCACGCTGGAAAGGTCGTTCGCCAGAGCGTTGTAGTTGATGCCAAGACCCGATGCGGTCCGGCGCAGAACGGCCTTCATGAAGCCCTCGAACTGCGAATCCGGATACTTCGGGTCCCACTTGTCAAGCTCCATGCCGGGAGGCAGAGAGCGCATCACACCCGCCTCGGCATCCATCTCAAAATCCCCCTCCGGGGACTTCTCGTCAAACGGCAAATCCTCTGCGCCAGTAGTCTTGAAAAACGCCATGTTCGCAGCGCCGACACGGGCCGCGACCAAGGCCGCTTCCTCGTAGCCGTTCGCCATCTTCAAACCATTCAAGGCCGTCGAGAACCACGGCAGACCACGGTATTGATCCACCCACTCGGGCATGAACTCGTGAATGATGTCCTCGGCAGGCACGCGGACGAAGCTGCGCCCGTAGTAGCTGTAGGTGTCCTCGGTCGGCCCGTAGGCCATCAGGTGATAAGCCACAGGCTTTCCGAAGGCATTAAACTCAACGCCCGATTCGATGCGCCCACCGCTGCCAACGTCTTTCTCGTACCAGACGGGCAAAATCTCTGGATCAAGCACCTGAATCTGGATGCCATGCCGACCCGCTCGCCGCCCGCGAATTATCCGGGCAAGGTATTCACCATCCGTGGCGACTTCGCTCAGGAACATTCGGCAGTGGCCCACAAGATCCATGCGCCCAGTTACATCAAGATTCTCACGGCGCGACCAGTCCTTCACCATGTCCTCGATGAATGCATTGGCTTGCTTGTCGGGCTTGCCTTGGCCGTTTTTGATCTGCGCCTGGAACGTGAAACCCTTGGGGCCAACCACGTTCACCTTGAGCAGTTGAATGAACCGGCGCGCATATTCGTTGTTCTGAACCTGCTCTCTGGAGCGCGCGCGCAGCACACGCAGGCTGTTACGAATAAGGAACTGCGTCGGGATCGGGACATTTGTCCACCCGGCGTACAGGTCGGAATTCTGCGCCGCCTCATAGAAGCGTTTCAGCTTGGCTACAGAGACTTCTCGTGTGGCCGTCTTGTGCTCAGGCTGCTTGCGAAAGCGGTCAAATAATCCCACGCTCAGCGACCTCCATAACGGCCCCAACCGTGCGGCCAGACCGAAGAATTGAAGCGGGTGCGAACGGTGCCACCCACCTTGTCGCCGCGCTTGACCTTCTCGGCGCGAAGCTCGCGGTCATACTCGGCCTCGTAAAACTGCTTGAGCTTGATAAGCTCCGGCGCTTTCATCTTCACCAGCGAGCGACCATTGATCGTGTAGCTGTCCACGTCGCGCACAGTGCGCCCAGCCAGCAGGTCGTTGATCTGGTCAAGGATCAGCTTGACGTTGCTGCGCGCATCAAAAGAAGCAGCTTGTGCTGAATAGTCAGCCTTGACCGTGAGCCGACCTTCGCGCACCTTGACGCGCTCGCTGGTGCCACTATTCGAGGCAAATGCCTGATAGAACAAAAGGTCTGGCGTGAGCGCACTGGTAAATGTCGTATCGAGCGTAATCAGGTGCGTGCCATCGCCGTTGTCCGTTCCCGTGACAGTCACGGACTTCTGCGAGGCCGATACAAAGCCGTATTCAACCGTCCAGCCATCAGCGGGGCGGTAGTAAGGCAGATCAACCCGCCACTTGGCAGATTCCCCGACGACAATCTCATCAGGCTCGTATTTCACGATGGGCGCTTCTGCCACTGTTACCTCCAGGAATTCACGAAACCGCCACGGCGTCTGCCGGGCCTGTTATGCTGGCGGCGCTTGTTGAGTGCCTTTTCGGTCATCGTCAGCGCGCGCTCCGGCTCGGGTTCTGTCTCAGGTTCATCGCCCGCGCTCTCTATGCGCTCAGCGAGCTTGTTCAGATTGATTCGGGTCAATTCAAGAGCCGCAAGCGCGTACACCCGCAGGTCGAACGCCTCATTGCGATTCCTGATCTTTTTCCATATCCGCACCGACTGTCCGCGCCGGAATGTCGTCACGCACTTCTCCGAGGCCAACTGCTCGAAAAACTCAGCGTCATAGCTCGTCGGGAAGTGGCAATAACCGGGCCCCGGCTCATCAGCCTGCAAATAGGACCAGATCGCGCCTTTTCCGGTATCCACACCCAACGTGAAAATCTTCACCCGGTAGGTATTGTTCTGCGTCGGGCGCGTGATAAGCGGCCGGCCCTCCCCGCCTGCGCCACGAATCGCGAATACACGCCGCGTGGCCTTCCCTTTGCAGAACCGATACACGGACTGCGTGTGATGGCCTCCGGAGTCGATACATACAGCCTGGAGCCGCATCGAACGCCCATCGGCGCTTTTCCATGTCCGGTTCAGGAAATCCTCAAGCTGCTCCCAAATCTGGGGGCGCGCAGGATCCCCAAAGAGCATCGCGTGCTCAATGCCCCAGCTCTCATAATCACGGCCCCAGCCGACAATCTCAGCCTCAAGCCGGTCGTCCTGTACGTCCACGCCAGCCGTGAGTACAAGCACACCCTCAGGCGGCCCGTCATAGTCCTCAACGCGGGATTCGAGTGCAGAAGAATCCAATGTTTCCCCCTGCTCCTCCCATGTTTCACCGAGGCTCGTATTGATCCAGGTCTTGAGCGTGTTCTGGTGCTTTTTCGCAATCAGGAACGCCTGGGCCATCTCAGACCACTTCGACCACGGCGAATAAATCTCAGAGAGATGGAACCCGGCAATGCCGTGAAACTCCGCACTGGCCTCCCATGCGCCATTTGCAAGCATCCACGGCTTTTGCGTCTCATCAATACCCGCACCGCAATACTCACAGTGGTACTGCGCCTCTGCGGGCTTGCCATCCGGCCAGATCACCTGTTTCCATACAAGGCGCTGCCGCTTCTGGCAGTGCGGGCATGGAACGAGGTAATACCGCTGGTCGGAATCCTCGAACTTCTGCTCGATTCGGCTCACGCCCTTGACGGTCGGCGTCGAAAACGAACCTTTCTTCCGATTCCAGAAGTTCGCCGTTCTCTTGTCCGCGAGATTTGAGGGATCCCCCTCTGTTCCAGCCGATGCCGGGTAGCGGTCAACCTCATCCTTGAGCACTACCCGAACCGGCCTAGAGGCCAAGCCAGAAGGCGCGTTCGCGCCGGCCATCGTCAAATGACCGCCGGGGAACGTCTTGTGAAGAATCGTGTTGTTCGCGTCCCGCGAGCGCGGGTCTCTAACCTTGCCCCTGAGCGTCGGTGTATCCCTGAGCATCGGGGCTAGACGATCCTTCGACCACGCCTGCGCCATATCAACGCTCGGCTGTACCACAAGGATCGGGCTCGGATCTTGATCGATGTAAAAAGCGACCACATTGTTCAGCACTTCGGTCTTTCCGACCTGCGCCGAACTCATCCAGACCACTTCCTCGACCGCCGGATCACTAAAGGCGTCCATGACGCCCCTGAGATACGGCGCTCGGTCAGTCCTCCACTTTCCGGGCTCCGCGCTTGCCTCTGGGCTTAGAACCCTTTCGCGGTCTGCCCACTCGCTTACCGCCAGCTTGGGCGGCGGTCTTAGAACTGTCGGCATCAGCGCCCGGCAAATCGCCATCCGGGCTAAATCCGGCGAGTTCTGTAAGGAATTCTCGGACTGCATCTTCAAGAATCTGCCTGTGCACCTCGAATGTGTTTTTTGCCGACACCGTGCGCGTGGCAACCTTCGAGGGCAACGCAAGAGCCTGCGCCCGAAATGCTCCCAGCATCCGGTTCCAGACGGTTTGCACTTGGCCGACAGGGACAAGCTCAGCCCGCAGCTTCGCAGCCTCCAGTTCGGCCTTTTCAGCCTGGGCGCGTGTAAGCCGGGTTTTTTGCTCCTGAAAGGCTCCGCGATCTGAATCACGGGTCACAAGCCACTCGATTACGGCTACCGTGTCGTAAAGGCCGTCCTTGCCACGTGGGCAGCCATCCTTTTCCCAGTTGTAAACTTGCTGCGTCGAACGACCGACGATCTGCGCAAGCTCACCGGGCTTAACCCTTGACATCGAATCCAGCCTGTTCAAGACGGCGGCGAATTT